AGCACGATACGCCACGGTTTCATTCCGCTCCAGTTTTGGGAATGAACAATAGCGGCTTGAATTATCCTGCATTTTGTACACGATATTAAATCGTGGGTCGGATTCAGAGTTAGGGTTAAACTCCAGACGCCACTCGCCGCCGTTATTTATCGGGAATTTGTGTTTTACCCAACTGGAATTCGTGACAACGAGCGACCCTTTTACGTTGATGTCTCCGCCAACTTGTAATCGGGCAGTGCCATCATCAGCCGCACTGCCGATAACCACATTACCTGTCCGGCTAAACCCTTTCAAAAAAAATTGATATTGTTGTGTTGCATTCCAACCACCCATTTCAAAGGTGATATTTTTATCTGCAAGTAATATCGTCTTGAGCATTGATTTCGGCACACCCTCGCCTTCACCTGCACGACAAACAAGTTCACTAATCACTTTATTAGGGGCGGTTGCTGCAGTCATATCAACAGATTGGTCGACAAATTGAATATACGGCGCATATCGTATATCATTGCGACGAATAACGACACGATAGTTGGACTCAAGACTACGGGCAAAGACGGTATCACGAGGGACTTTGCCGTTGCTGTCGAGTTTTAAGTTTTCATGCCACGACAAATTCAGCGTTGCTTGATTCCAATCTGCCTTTGATTCAAAGGTTCGGTTAAGCAAAACATAATGACAGCGTATGACCGAAAATGCCCCCATCACTGACACATCAAGCTGTACCGGGCTTTTATCATTTAGAGGTAGGTTTGTGATAGTGCTTGTGGCATTATTGTGCAAATCTAGCTGATAATGCCCGTTGCCTCGGTACACCATACCGATTTCCGCTATCCAATGCTCGCGGTTCGCTAAGTCAAAGTTCACCGGCGTGCTACCGGCTTTGACGTTGATTTTATAAAAATTAAGTCTTCTGATTTTGTCATCTAATTTTTTTACCGCAAATGAGGTTGCGATGGTGTCACTGCTCGTACTATCAATGGCATCTGATTTTTTGCTGTTGGGGATGTAGTTAGCAAGGTTTCGGGTGAGGCTGTCAATCAAGGCTTTGATTGCCTTAATGACTCGTGCTGTTGGGGCTTTTTCTCGACTATCTGATTCCCAAGTGTCATCAAGTTGCACAATGCCTTTTTGACTTGTTGAGCTTCTCGGCAGGGCGTGACTATGTCCGTCTTTATCGGCAGTGCTTGTACTCTCTGCCGTTAAATCTTTGGGTTTGGCTTTGCCGGTTAATACATCAAGGGCTTTTTTAAGCCACTTAGTGCGGTTGGCAAGTTGTTTAATAGGTTTATTGGTAATGCCGTTTTCGCCCCCCAACACCGGGTCGTTTTCCTCAATTTGGTAGATACCATCTTCCCATTTTTCTTGTTCTTTTAAATTTGCCATAAAATATCCTTTCAATGAGGGTTAAATCTAGGTTGAACCGTGGTTATAACTGCCGTTATAACGGACTTTGTTGTTGTAACGTATCGGCACGGATTTATAATCCAGCACCGCAAGGGTGCAACGGGCTGGGGCAAAATTGCGTAGGATTTTGCGTAGATGTTGTCCTTGTTCGTTAGTAATAGGTTGATTTAGCCGAATGGCGTAATATGCCCATTTGTCGCTTAAAGGAATAGCTTGCACAAACTTGTGTTCGTAGGTGCGGGCTTTTAATCCCTCATCAATATCAATCTCACCAAAGCCCAAACGGCGTAACACTTCACGAATTGCCCACGGCGTGCCTTTGTAGCGGTGCAGTTCGATTGCGGCTTTAATCAGTTCACGCTTTGAGCCGCTACTTTCGGCTAAAAACTCTCCGTCATAGCCGGTGACACTCCATTTTTCAGCAAGGAGTGGGATAAATTCATCATCTAACAAATCCACAAGAGTGGTCATAATTTTGCCGGTATCAAGACGGGAGAGCGGCAGGCTTAAATCCGCAAGGGCTTTGTATTTGATTTCTTGCTCAATGATGTCTGCATAAGTGAGTTTAGCCATCACTGCGCTCCGGGGTCACTTCGATATTGATTGCGGTACAGTTTGCCCATTCGGTCTCATTGATAACCGTTTTTGCGGGGCTGATTAAATTCACGTCATACACGCCTTCAACTCTCAACGCACTGATAATGGCGGATGGCACAATATCAACGCCGAGTTTTTTCGTTTTATCGGAGAGATAAAGTTGCAATGCATTCCGTGCTTGAGTTTTCACAATATCTTCACGGTAGCCGTCAAGTAAGGTGAGTGTGGCTGTAATTTGGTAATTACGCCGGGTTGGGGCAATCACTTCCACCGTATCGCAAAGCGGTCTGCGACGTTCCGGGTTCAGGTAGGCTTTAATATCATTAAGCAATCGTGTATCGGGCAAACCGGTTTTCGTGAGCACCGCAATGCGTACCAAACCGCCACGGGGGGTGGAGACATTGACATCTGCAATCGCTTGCGACACGGCGCGAGTGTGATAGTCATAAGCGGCAATCGACCCACAGGTGGTAAAAGCTTCCGGTGCGGCAAGAATGCGTTTGCGATAGGCGTCATCCTCTTCACGGGCAAGTCCGCCGCTTGAGACATCAATATTGGTTATGGTGATTTCACCGTCAAAATTGACCGCACTTTTCAGTGTCTTCACCCGCCCTAATTCCCAACCATTGCCGACTTCACCGGTTTGATTGCATTCGGCTTCAATTTCTACGTAAGCAATCAGTGGGGTAATCACATCATCATTTAAGGTGATAAATTCCACATTGTCTGTGGCGGCAACGCGCGTACCTTTGGGGATAAAAATAGAAGGGTGTTCGCCCTGCACGCTAAAGCGTAAAATTGTGCGTGCCGGCTTATCCAACAAGCGGTAACAACCAAAGGTCTCACCACATAAATCCAAGGCAAGCCCTGTCGCATATTGTGGGAAAGTTTGGCGAAAGGCTTCGTTAATCCCTTGTCGGGCTAAACTTTCCCGAAACGCATAGACATTAATCAATAAGCGTTCAATCTGTGCCGGTTGTAGCACTTTGCCGGTGCGTTTTTCATAATCGGCAATGGCATCACGCAAGATGATTTCAACATTATCATCCACGGCTTTTACATCAAATCGGTTCATCATGGTTTCACCTCGGTGGCATAAATTTCACGATACACATCATCAACCAGCGACCAACTAATCAACAGTTCAAAATGAGGCGCAATACCGCTTATCTGTACGCTATCGACCTCAATTCGGGTTTCCCATTTTTGTAAGGCGAGGGTGATTTCCCGCACCATATTGGGGATAGCCACCTCTTCCGGCTGGTCAATATATTGAACATGGTCGCTGCCAAATTCAGGGCGTAACACGTCTGTGCCTTTGAGCGTGTTAAGAATGTTGGCGATGCATTGATGAATATCATCAACGCCTTGCACCGCTTGGTTTTCCAAATTCGGTGCAAGTTGCCAATGGGTCGTTAAGATAGGATTGGTATTCATAGCCTTGATGATACAAGGCTATGCAGAAAAGTACTTTTAAACTACTTTAAAGAAAAAGTTATTCAGGAAGCCCGGTTTTGCCACCGGAATCGCCCGGGTGTTTGTGATTTTTTAAGCTGATATTATCCGCTTTAATGTCCCCACCTTTCGTTTTAAGCGAACCGTTAATGGTTGCTGTTGCACCATTGCTACCACCGTTACCTGTCATGCCTTGCATATAGGTTAAAGCACCACTCACTAATAAGTTTCCGGTGGTTTCGGTTTCAGGGCAATCAATAGTGACTTTAGACGGCGATTTAATCAATACCTCACCCACGGCAGACACTTCAACGTTGCCGGTGGAGCGGTCATGCTTAATCACCGTACCGTTAGAAAATTGCTTCATCCAAATATGACTATCAGCGACGGGTGTCGGGTCCTGCTCGTTATAAATTGCCCCCAACACACAACCCCCTTCGCCGCGTGCATCGAGTAAAATCGCTACCAGTTCGCCCACATCAGGCAAGCAGTAAAACTGGTTGCCACCTGCGTTAGGGGTGAGAAAGGAAAGCCAAGCGGTTTCCAAATCTTCCAGTGCGGGAATTTTACACCGCACTTTGTGGGTTTTCGGGTCGATTGCCGACACAATGCCTTCTTGATAGGTTGCCGAAAAATTATGGGGTTGCATTGCTCATCTCCATTCCAAGCGTTAATAAATCATCGGGGATAAATTCCAACATTCGCACTTCGATGTTGGTGATATAACCCTGACTGCGTGAAATGCTGTGCCGGGATTGCTTAATTAAATATTTACCCGAAAACACACCTAAATTTCGCAATAAAATGGTCGAACCGGCAACGAGTTTCGGGTTACCCATCACCGTAATATCACCGGCACTTTGGTCTTCGTTTTGCTCACTTAATGCGGCATCACCAAGGACATCAATCTGTTCTTGGCTTTCGCCACGGGTGGTGATTTTAAGCGTATCGCCACTTGCCGCCTGTGCCTGCTTCATTTTCGGGCGAAGTGCGGTCGCTTTTTTGGATTTTTTCACCACTTTCTTGCCGTTGCTGTCAAAGCCTTTAATTTCCACTTCTTTTGCCGTGTCTTTAATGCGGTCACGCAACCGAATACTTTTGCATTGGCTTTCATCTAATACCGCAATGGGGGCAGTTTGTCCCAGTTCGTCTTTGTCCGTAAAGACCAGTTGGTCGCCGACAATTTTGAAACTATGGTGATATTCACGGGCAAGGCGGGCTAAAAATTCCACGTCGCGTTCTTGATATTGAGTAATCCGTTTAATATGGATTGCTTTGATTTTCCCGACCACTTTTAATTTCAAATTTGCCGCCACTTTCGCGACCACTTGTGCCAAGGTGGTATTCTCATAGGATCGTGGTTTTAACGTGCGGTTGGCTTTGGCAATGCCGGTGGATAATGCCCGCAAGGTAATACTTGAGGGGCGATAGCTATATTCCACTTCATCAATTTCAAATGCCCCAATCTCGACCAACGGTTCACCTTGATAACCAATCGCCGCTTTTAATTTATCGCCTTGGGTCGGAAACCACTGGCGAATCCATTTGCCGTTTATATCTTCAAATTGCACTGATAGTTCATCCGATTGCCCCTCAAGATAATCAGTGTAAGTCAATTCAATTAAAGACGGCTCAATTTCCGCCGTGATATTGGTTTTCTCATAAAAAAGGGAAAAATCGGGCTGTTGCACGTTAATCATTGTTCCCTCTTAGCCACGGCGGCAGATTTTCATTTTGGGTCGGTTTGACATTCAGCACCGGAATATAAACGGTTTCCCCCAAGGGTAAGACTTCGCAAAAACTAATATGAGGATTGGCTTCAATAATGCGGGCATACTCTAACGCATTGCCGTAGTAATAATAAGCAAGGTTATCCCACCGTTCGCCTTGTTTAACGGTGTGTTTAAGCACGGTTTGCGTCATCATTTGCCTCCCGATTATCTTGGTTTTGCTCATCGCTACGTAACACTATCCACGCCGTCATTTTTGCCACCGGCGCACTCAAGTTATCGACCCGTTCATTCATTGCAGAAAGCGCATTATCGGCGGGTTTAAACCAATTTTCCCAGCCGGTTTCATCGGCTTGACTGAAATGTTGTTTCATTATCTGTAAATCGTCATAAATCGCGGCCACATCACGGCCAAATTCACTCACCACCGGCAAGGCTTGACGAACGTTTTCAAAAGCCGATTGCATTCCAATCAACTCACCAAAATTGCCTAAGGCGTTATCTAAATTGGTTAATGCACCGGGCAAATAAGCCAGTGCAGAGGCAGGGTCGTCTGCCAGTTGGCGAACTACCGCAACGGTGTTACGCACTTCATCTACCGCACGTTTACCTTGGTGATAGATTTCCACCCCACGGCTGACTACGCTTTTGACGGTAGAAAGTGTGGCGCTTACCCCCTGTGGCAACATTGACCCAAGCAAGGATTTCCCACCAATATTTAATGCCGCCCCAAGCAAACTGTTTTGTCCGTTGCCGACAAACTCCAGCAGACGAATATTCATCTCACGCGCAAGCGCATTGCCCTTGGCGTCCGTAAACAGGGTGGTTGAAGAAATATCGGTAATGACATAGTTGCCTTTATATTTACCCGCTCCCCAAATCAAGGCGAGCGCTTCTTGTTTGGCTTTTGCCGAAAGCAAAGCTTGATAACGGCTTTCCACACCGCCCATTTTGTGGTGTAGCCGAATGGCAAAAGAGAGTTCCGTCAATTTTTCACCCATTGCCTGCAAACGGGGCTTGCCTTTTAACACCGAATGTTCGGCAAATTCTGCCGAATGGCTTTCGGAAAAATCCGTTAGATTGACCGGTTCAAAAGCGATATTGCCTAGCATAAAATACATTAGTAAGCTCTCCGTTGTCGTTGATCTAACACCCGATTGAGTAAGCGTTCAAACTCTACAAGGCTCATATTTAACCCTTGTTGTACTTGCTCCATCACCCCTTGACCGACATTTTCTCCCACGTGAATCGTTGGGTTAAAATTCACCACAATACCGCTTTGTTGATTGCTTTCATTGTGCGTCACCGCAGTTCTGTTAAGTGGCTGATACTCGCCCCAAATTGACGGGGTTTCCGCATTGGCATTTGGATTAAACCCGGGTGTACGAAAATCTGAAGGCTGATTGATCCCCAATAAATTTCCGACAACAGTAGCCCCAAATTTGATGTCGTCCCAAAGCGATCCGAAAAAGCCTTTTTTTGCGTTTAATAACGGTTTAAATACGCGCTCAACGCCATTTAAAACGGGTTCAAATTTGACCGCACTTTGCCATCTATCTTTTGCCTGCATTCGTTCGATATATTGCAACCGAGCATTTTTAGGCTTTTCAGGCGTGGTGAGTTTCGGGGCTTTGATTGCCGGTGCGGTAATGCTTTTCGGGGCGGCTTTCTTCACTTTTTTGGTCATTTTGTCCACGGCTTTAGTGGCTTTCAGTGCATTATCGGCGATGCCAATGGCTAATCCTGTTGCGATATTATCGCCATAGCCTTTAAATACCCGACTTGGTGAGTGAATGCCCAGTTTTTCTTTAAACCAACCTTTAATGCCCTCACCCAAATCAGAGACGATTTGTTTTGCCCCTTCCCAAGCGTTTTTAATACCATTGACTAAACCGTCAATCATATTTTTGCCGAAGTCGCTAAATTTGCTTGGTAAATCAATACCGAACCAAGACAATACGCCGGCAAAGATTTGATAGAACAAGCCCAACGGCGACCAGTTCAAAATGCTTGCGGTGATATTGCCAATGCCGGAGTTGAAGAAGCCGGTGATATTGTCCCAAATACTGCTAAACCAACCGCTGACGTTATTCCAAATATCCGCGATAAACTGTCCGCAAGATGCCGCTTTTTCACCAATCCATTGCCACATTTGACTAAATTTTTCGCTGACCCAATCCCAATTATCCCAAAGTAAATAGGCAAGCCCGGCAATCACAGTGATCGCAATACCAATGGGATTGGTAAGGAAAGCACGACCAACTGTGACAATAGCTGTTTTTACAATTCCTAGAACAGTGACTAATTTGTCGAATGCGGGTAGCGTAGAAAGCAGTACAGCTTTGACGATATTGATAAATCCACTACTAAAAGAAGAAAACAATGGTTTAAATGATGTAAAGGTTTTTGATAGCAAACCGGCTCCGGTTTTGGCTTTAAGAAATATACCGGCAAGACTACTAAAAACCCCAATAACAAGAGACAGCCCTGAAAAGCCGGTTGCCACACCTACCCCTATTTTAAATAGAGTTGATACCAGCTCCTGATTATTCCCAATCCAATCCGAAACCCAATGCACCATAGGCATCATGCCTTGTACAAAGCCATTAATAATGGGTAAGAGTGATGAACCGAGTGTAATTCCCACTTCAGTAAAGCTATTTTTCAGTAACTTTAAACTATTCTCAGTCGTTGCACTGCGAGCGGCAAATTCTTTTTCCATTGACCCTAGATACTTCAAGTTACCGCTCTCATCAGTTTCTTGTAGCGTTGAAATACTTTTCTCAAGTAAATCAACATTCCCGGCTATTGAGGAAACATCATCTGCATATTCTTTGCCAAATAAATCGACTAAAACCCCGGTTCTCTTCGCTTTTGGTAGTTTTTCGACACGTTTTAAGAAATCAACAATCGCCCCTTGACCATCTTTAGCAATATTCTGTTTGAGTTGTTTTGCTGAAATACCCACTTCTTTTAATGCCGCTTGAAATTTTTTACCTCCCTTATCTGCGGTATTCAGAGAGGTGAGCATTCCATTGATAGCGGTACTCGCCACTTCTGGCGATTTACCCAATGAAATAAAAGTATTAGCTAAAGCGGCGGCAGCATTTTCAGTGAGTCCAAAATCTTTTGAAACACCGGCAATACGTCCCAACGTGTTGACAATATCAGAGGCTTTTGCCGGAGAGCTATTTGAAAGTTCATTAATGGCGTCACCTAAATTGCCAATGTCTTTAATTGGGATTTTATAAACGTTGGCAAGTTTTGCCATTGAATCACCGCTTTGTTCCGCTGACATATCAAAAGCCACCGACATTTTGGCGATCGTTGTTGTAAAATCTTTTAAATCTTCTTCAGCGACACCCAGTTGACCACCTGAAGCAGTAATGGCAGCAAGTTCTTCCGCTGTCATCGGTAAAGTACGGGTAAGATCAAGGATGTCTTTAGATAAGTTTTTAAACCCTTCAGGCGTTTTAAAATCCACGACTTTTTTGACGTCAGCCATTGCGCTTTCAAAGTCAATAGCAGGTTGAGATAATGCCATAATGCTTGAACCTAGACCGGTGAGCGTCGTTGCGGCTGTTTTAAACGAGCCTTTTGCAAGGTTAAACATTGAGCTTGTTTTTTGCTCAACGGATAACGAGCTGTCTTTTAATGATTTAAATGCATTTGTCACATCTTTGATGCCTGAAATAGCACCTTTCACACTGGCACCAATCACTAATCCTATTGCTAGTTTGCTTGAGATCATTTATAGTCCCTTATAATTATTCAACCACAGGGAAAGATGAAATGTTAGTAAAACTTATTGATGAGGTTTTTGGCATAATCGGTGTCATTATCGGTTTCCTTGTGTTAGTTATCGGTGGAGGCATTGCCTATTACTATTACCCGATCACAACTTGTATTATTGGGGGCTTGTTCCTTTTAAGTGCAATCATCAGTGCATTAGATATATCGCTTTCAGAAGTTCAAGCAGAAAAATTAGGTGAGATCACCGCTATTGTACTTATCATCACAGCTATTGGTTTCGCGTTTTACTTTTTTCCTAAAACAACAGGTGCCGTTATTTTTCTGATGGCGTTAGGATTTATTGTGAAACGTATCGAAGAAAGAAAGTCTCAAAAAGCCATCTGCCTTAAACAATAACAACAAAGCCGCTTAAATAGCGGCTTTGGTATAGTTGGCTTTGATCTGCCGCCGGGCTTGAGTCAACCACCGTTCCACGTCATCTAATGTCATTTCTTCCAAATCGGAATAGGAAAAGCCGAACCAAAAGGCTAAGTCTGCAAGTGCCGCATCAAGTTGTGTTATTTCAACTTTCCCTTTTGCATTTTTTCTACCACCTCGGAAACCCGCTTGAAGTCGGCAATATCCAATTCATCCACATCTTCCGGCACAAGGCCTGTGGCGATAGAAATCAAACTAATACTTTGTTCAATATCCGTACTGCCTTGCATTTTGCGAATATCTTTGACTTTTGGACGGCGAATAGTCAGTTCAGTAATAGTTTTTCCTTCACCATCTTGGATAGGAAATTCAAGGGCAACGATAACATCTGACATAAAAAACTCCTTTGTGAGGTTGTTGTTTAACTTTCACAAAGGAGTTTACTTAAATAGCGGTTTAACTGCTTTTAAACTAATTTAAAGAATTATTGCCCGATGTTGGTGCGGAATTTTTGCAATACATCCTGCCCGTTGACACGGTAGATGTTGGCAAACACGTCCACAAACAAAATTTCTTTGCCGGCGAGCATTTGCTTAACTGAATAAATTTGGAAGGTGTCGGAATGTTCCGTGGCTTCCTTGTTTTTCAGGCTTCCGCCGGTGGTTTTATTAAATGCCACATTCATAATAGTGACCAGCGGTTCTTGCGCGGCAAGCCCTCGGGCATCGAATACCTGCAACTCGGAACGTGCCATTAGTTGCACGTTTTTGTATGGGTTGTAGGCTTCCACCCGCACTTCGGGATAAAAGCTGTCCCAAATCACTTCTCCTTCCATGGCATTTAAACCGGTCGGCAGTTTAATTGTACCGTGCAGCCCTAAGCCTTTGTGTTCAATAAATTCAAACTCAAGGTCAGGCAATTTAAACTCTTTTGCTTTGCCGAGGAGTGAATTGCCGTTGATATAGACATTGGCATTCACAATTTGGTTAATAGATATACTCATCGTTTATTACTCCTATCGTTGTGACACCAAGTTCACTAAGTATTTACGGGTCATCACAGAACGGTTAGTTACACGTTCGCCCGGTATTTTTGGTGTGTACTCATAGACCAACGGAATATGCCCTTGACTAAATTCATTCACTAAATCTTCATCATAATCAAGACCTACACTATAACCCACAAGGGATTTTTGCGAACGCATGAAGGTGTCGATAGTGTCAACGAAGCTGTCAATTAAGGCATCATCAATCGGTTTATCAATAAACTGCAATTCAGCTTGCCGAATAGATTCATCAATAATATCACCCGTGCGTGACGCCACTTCAAAGTTGCTGATGTGGGTGACCGTTGGAAAGTTGGATGAACGGTTGCCCCACAGACGAAAACCCGTACCGAAACTGTTGAAAATCGTCGTAATACCCACGGCGTTGAGCTGATTTGTTTCTGATTGCTTATCATCAACACGCGCAGTCAGTGGTACTTCCATACCAATCACACCCGCTAATTCACGATTAGAGGAGCTAAACCAGTAACCATGTTCTACGTCCACTTTCATTCGTAAGCCTGCTGCGTGAGTGGCTAAACTTTCCAACTGCTTACTTGAACCAATGGCATAAGGATAAAAATGTCGAACATTTTCGTTACTCGCAGACGCATTGATTGTACCCATCGGTCCACGCCCCTGAATGGCTTTAGACAGGCTTGTTCCTTTCGGGAGTTGAATATAGGCTTTAGCATGCAGTTGGTCAGCAAGTGTGGATAGTGCGGCTGCACAACTTGCGGTTTTATCAAATTCAGGGCAAATCAGAATTTTCGCGTCAGCACCGTATAAGTTGAAACCATCACGCAACAATTCAAAGCCTTTACGTTTGCCGGTAACGGTATCAATGCCGCCTTTAATGTCAGCTTCCGTAACTTTGGTTGGGTCGGCATAAATATAACTGACTTTTAAGTTCGCTTTCGTGGTTTTTAGCGTCAATTCCCCCGTTTGTAGGTTGACGGAATAATCCGTTCCTTCACGTAACACCGTTTCACCCGATTTGAGGCTCGTCACGCTAATTAAGCCTGTTTTTGCCGTGCTTGCCATTAAGGTATTGCGATCTTGTGTTAGAACTTCATCGGTGATGGTGGTGCGATGACGTGTCGGGTCAAGCACATTAACCACATACACTTTACCTGCCGCATAACGCGCCAAAATGTCAAAGGCATCAGGCAGAGTAAAGCCTTGATTTAAAATCACGCCAAATTGGGCAAAGTCCTTTTTGGTTTGACAGACGGTTAATTCATTTACTGCACCTTGCGGGGCGGTGCCGACGATACCGATAATTGCGCCATCGACGGTACTTACAGCGACAGAACCGCCGTTTTCACGCTTTGTTTCTGTTCCGTGATGAAAAGCCATAGTTATCTCCTAAGGTTGATTGGGTTTAGAATTGTCCGCACGGCGATAAAGTGCGGTGGTAAATTTGGGTAAATTTTGTGGCTTGCGGTCTTCCACCTGCCACGTTTCCGTTTGAATAATCAGTTGGTATTGCCAAAGCCCTCGGTCTTCGCCGGCAAATTCTTCGCTTATTAAATGACAAGCCGTGCAATTTTCAGGCTTAAACCCCACCACGATAAGGCGCAGTTGGTCGAGCATGTCCAGTGCGCCGGTGTCATCGTGCTGACTGCGGGCAATCACGGTTAAAGCGACTAAGACTTTGCGACGTTGCTGGATAATGTCCGTGCTATCAAGGCTTTCAAACCTTGAACCTGCGTACTGCACTAACACCGCACCAAATTCATCGGTGAGATTGTAATGTTCCAAATCATCGGGAAATAATTCGATGCTGAACCGGTTCGTTTCATCTTCAATTCGTTTACGAATGCTTTCTAAAATCGGTCGCGTGGCACTCATCTTAATACCCTGATAAATCCAGTCTCTCCGGCGCACGGGCTTTGAATTTAAGAGCGGAAGGTAAGGCGTCATCCTCTCCCGCACCCAGTTCGGTTAAGCCAAGATGCAATTTGCCATGTTGAATTCGCTCTAAGTCTTTCAATGCCTGTGCGTGGGTGTCTTTCACGTTATCCGGAAAGCCTCTGCCATCCGGTCGGCGTGAATACAGCCAGTAGCGAGCCAGTTGCAAACAGATATTGCGTACAATCGTTGGCACTTGATTTAACGGCAACACATAACGCGACCGTAAGTAGCCATCTACCGTTTCAGTGGCATATTCACAGGCTTTAGTGAGTACCGCTTGGTCGGCTTCCTGTGCGCGGGAGGTGTCGTTTGATAATGAAACAAGCGCATTTTCACTCATCACTTCCGTTAAATCTTGTGCCGAAATGTACATTAGGCTTCACCTGCTTCTTTTCGTGCTTTAGCGGCTTTTTCCGCTTCTTTACGGGCTTTTTCTTCTGCTTTTGCTTCTGCCTCAGCTTTGGCTTTCTCCTCTGCCTCAAGACGGGCTTGTTCTTCTGCAGCTTTGTGCGCCTGTTCTTCGGCAATCAAACGGGCTTTTTCCGCTTCGGCTTCCGCCTGTTTACGCTTTTCCTCGTCTTCATCTAATTGCACATAAAGCGAGATTTTTTCGGCTTCTTCGGCGGTCAGTTCAATTTTGTCGCCTTTCTCATAGCGTTTGCCGTTGTGTAAAATTGCCATTGCACTAATCACGGCATAAAGTTTGGTTTTATTCATAGGGTTTCTCCCGGTGAAAATGCGTTTCAAAATGACCGCACTTAAAACGCGTTTAAATGCGGCTTAAATTCAGCTTAAAGGCAGCCTTTGATTAAGTAGCCGGCTGATGCCCCTACTAAATGTGCTTTGTGAATATCGGTGGTGCGAATGACTTCGATTTTGCCGCCGTTTTCTTTGTAGGTATCTACAAATAAACCTTTATTGCGGCGAACGGTGTAACCGTAAGATGGCTCATAAACCGTACCTTTACGCTCGGCGGAACGTGGCGCAACATAAGCAAGTACAATGGCATCGCTCCAGATGTCTTTGAGTTGGTTGTTTTCTTCATACACTGCTTCACCGATTTTGACGGTTTCAATACCAATCAATTTGGCAAACACTTCCGGCGTGATAATGGCGACTTGGGAATATTTCAGTTTTTCAATGACCATTGGGTGCTCTTTTAACGCTGCCCACACATCACCGGCAATGACGCAGACATTGGGTTTGCGACCGATAGCACGTTTTACCGCACGAATACCGGTGTCGAACATCCCGAAAATATCAGCAGATTTATCGGTAATTTTAGAAGTGCCGCTTAGGGTGACTTTGTTCCCAGCTTCATATCGACTTTCGTCAAGGGCAAGCGTGGCCACTTCTTTTTCGCGCCCCAGTGCAATCACATCTTGGGTGGTGTTCAACGCAAATTGACGAAGGCTGAAAATCGCTTCATTTTCTTCGCGATAGTCAATGGCATATTCCACATCGTGTTCTTCCAGTGCTACATCAATGGCGGTGATGTCTTCCGGGTCTAGGCGATTTGAACTACCGCGTAAGTTACGCACTGTGCTTGGCAGGCGGAAAGCTAGGCGACCAAATTTCGGGATTTTGCCTGCTTCTTTGTCGATTTCGACAACCGGCATTAAGGTTTCACAGATTAATTCAAGGTTGTGATAGCCTTGAGCAAGGTTGGTTAAAACCGGGTCTTGCACGCGGAGTGCTTGAAGATTATGTGCTGGCATAAATTGTCCTTCTTAGTTGTAGATTGCGTTAAATGCGGCGGTGTAGCTCACATTGTGTTCTTTGGCGTACGCCCGAATTTTTTGGTCGGCTTCAATGCTTGCCGGGTTTGTCCCTTCGGCATAGTCCACCGTGCTGTCTTCAGGTAGGGCGACCTTATCTTTAGTTGCCACTTCAGCAAATTCGATAATTTTCGGTTGAGCTTCCAAAAACGCTTTAATTTTGGAATGGAGGTTTTCGCCTTCACCAAATTCAACTACGCCGCCTTGAGCGGTGGTTGAACCATAGTTCAACAAATCAATGGCTTGCTGTTTTGCTACCGGTGCAAGTTTGCCGGCAGCCACCAAACTTTCGGCAAAGTCCGCATTATCGGCTTTCGCTTGATTCAGTTCGGCTTGGGCTTTGGCGGCTTCCGCTTCGGCTTTTTCCGTTTTTAACTGTTCGTTTTCAGCTTTAAGCTGCTCAATTTCTTCAGGGGTCATCTCAATCTCTCCTTGGTTTAGGTTCTCATCTGAAGTTGGGGTTGGGGGCGGTGTCGGTTCATTAAAATGGGGTAAGTGCGCCGAGTTAATTTCGGTGACACTTTCCCGCACCGCTTCTTCGTGTAGACTTTGCACTTGCCAAGCCGGCAACACTTTATCGGTTTCGTCCAAACCGAATTTTTCAATAAAGAAATCACGCATACGGCTCCACAATGTCGCTTCCGTCCAGTCTGAAAAATCCACGACACCCTGTTCGTTGTCGGCAAATTCAGGGTTACGCAAGCCTTTCACCGCAGGGGGCATTGCCCCTAAAAAGCCCACGTGGCGTAAATAGAGGTTTCCCGGGCAAGGGTTGTTCGGACTGTCGGCAAGGTAAAAAGAGGAAGAAATCTTTTTAAACCGTCCTTTTTCAACCATTTCCGCAAATTCGGGGTCGATTTGGTCGAATTCGGCTTTTAATACCTCACCGTCTAATTCAAGGCGTTTCACCCAGCCATAGGCAGGGGCGTTGTGTTTCGGGTGTCCAATCACCGCAGGGGATTCGTGGTAGGCCACGTTGTAGGCATTGACGGCTTGTTGTAAATCGGCAACGGTAATATCAACCACGTTGCCGTTGGCATCAGCACGTTTGCCGGCTTTGAAAATTTCAATCAGTTGCATAAGCTATCCTTTCGTTGATGGGGATAGCATAGAGGAAGGGAGTGAAATTTGATTTTAAAGGGGTTTAAAGATTACAACCGGGGGATTTTTCGCTAAAAATAAGAGAGTGTTCTGTCATATTTAGAATTGATTTAAATGGCGTTTAAATCGCATTCTGCGTGTTTAAATTTTTTGAGATGATAAATTGCTTAACGTTAAAATAAAACGCCACAGTGGGCGTTTTTAGGCTTATTTTTGAAAATTAGGTAAGGTTATAAATTTTGGTCAATTTGGCGTTGCAACAGTGCGGTGGCTTTTTTCAATAGTTTTTGCTCATCAGAACGAGATAATCCCAACCAAGGTCGCGCCGGTATCACCGCTTTTTTGGCAAATACCTTGCTTTTACCAAATTTTAACCGCTTGGCTTTTTTCGGGGTTATCGTGCCACCGAACTGATGCAATCTTGCATACTTGGCATCCGAACCGAATTCTAAATGGTTGTCATCGTAGTTATAGGCAGTTTTCTGTGAGAGATAACCGTCTTGTTTTAAAATCCGATTATCGCCTTTAATTTGTTGAGTGATTGGCGACAGCGGCTGCCATTTTTTACCCTGTGGATCGACTTCCTCATCAAACCGCTTTTTGTGTAATTTTTTTAACGTTTCACCCAACACGCCATAAAGTTTTCGTGGGTGCTTGAGTTGGCGTGCAATGCCGTTCAGTTGTTGGGCGGCTTGGGTGTCGTTGAGGGTAATTTTAATCATAACCTTGATCTCGTAGAATAAAAGCGTGGTAATGTTGCCACGCTTTAAAAGGTATTTAACAATGAATGAAAAGCAATTAGCACTACTTGAACGCTTTAAAAAAGACGGCGAACGAGCAACACTCAATATCGTATTAAGCGAATGGGCTTTTGAAAAACTCTCACGTCACGAAACACTTGATGAGCATTCTCTAAGAGAATGGGCAAATAATCCCAAATGTTCAAAAGGGAAATCATTAGCCTTGCTTAATTTTTTAGATTCAATCAATGCTTCGGCAAAGAGTGATAAATAAAAGTAATCCTTATCATCAAGTTCCGAATCAAGATTTTCTAATGTCTTTGCTAACATTATTTTGGTATTTTGGCTTGGAGCTTGTTTTTCTCTTTCTTGAATTTTTCGTGTGGCTTCAAATAAACCCGCTAGATTTTGCATAATATCTCCTATTGATAAAAAAATAAGTTGGGCGTATAGTATTTCCTGCGGTGGGGGTTTCCTACTGGAAAGGTTGTGCTGTCAAAGGCTCATTATCCTGTTCGAATCAGGCAAACTACCGCTATAATTTCCCCCATAACACCTCATATTTGTACATTCCTGATTTATCTGTAAATATGCTTGCCGTTCTCACCAAATTCACTTTGTAGGTGAGTTTTTTCTTGCTCAATTCATCTTTGATTTTGACCTCATAATCCATTTTGATTGCTACTTTGCCTTGCTCGGTTTCGTAGATAAACAACAAAGTCGGTTGCTTTTGTTGGGTTTCCAATAAAATAGCGGTTGGATTTCTTAACTTTTCCGGTAGTTGTTCCCAAAACGCAACGGGTAAATTAATGCCTTTGGCTTGTTTGCTATCACGAAGAGCGTGCAAAACGTCATCATCACGCACGGCAATCACCGCCGATTGTGGGGCTTTCTCAAGTACGGTTAATTTATCAATCACTTTTGCCGGAATCACGCCCACATTTTTCATCTGTCCACGGGCGATTTTTTCACTTGCTACTGTTTCGACCATTGACTTCATCGCCCCGTTTAACATCATTAAAGCACGTGGATTTTGTAATACGTTATCAATGAGTAAACTCGCTAACTTAGGTTCAGACGAGACAAATTTATTAAACAACAGTTGATCCACATCCGCATTTCGTCCGGCGGTTAAACGTTCAAAATTATGCGGGGCAAAGCCGACATCATAGCCTTTTGGCACGTGCACGGTGCGGGGATTGCCGGAGCGGATACCCACGGTTTTATCAACCCATTCAATATCAGGTGAGGGGCTGACGGTTCTGCCCATTTCTTTCAAATCGTCTTCATCGTGAGCGGTGACGGTACAATGGCAACCATAGGCTTTTATCGGGTAGTAATAACGCCAAAACGGATCGGTTGCCGGTAAAATCGTGCCGTCTAAATCAATGTGTTCCTGACGAGGGTGGGCGTTGTCGTGGTGGTGATATTCCCAGTAGGGCATTACATCCGCCAAATCTAAATGCTGTTGCAAGCGTCCGCGGTTATAAGCGGCATAGACGTTGGTGTCGTAAATAATTCGGGTGCGCCAGTTTCGACCGCCTTTATAATCCCAACCTGTGCGCGCCACAATGTCATCAAAACGTTGACGAAAGCCTTCCAAGGTTTCGCCTCGTGCAATGGCATCATCCACCGCTTCACGAAAGGCAAGCAATACCTCGTTGCGGTTTGCCCCGGCGACCATAAAAAAGTAGTCGTGTTCCTCACCCAATACGTCAAGATAGCTGTTGGTCGGTAAATTGAGTTTTTTCTCAAAATATCGCACCTGTTGTTCAAACGTGAATTTATCCATGGCGTTCGTCTTCCACTGATTGTCGTCCGGCAAAATGTGCTGCCATTGATCCCCACGCTAGCAATTCGCCATATTCGGCAAAACTGAGTTCAGGAATAAGGCTGTCGAGTTGGTGGTGAAAATCTTCCAAACTTTCCGCTTGCCCAAGTTGGTCGCGAATAGCTTGCAGCCAATGGTCAACGTGGGCTTCACCTCCCACTTCTAACTGTTCGCCGATAGTCTCAACCACGGATTTTGGAATAGGCTCGGCAAATTCAGCGGTATTTTTGACCGCACTTTTTTCTGTCTGCATCACAATATCACCCTCTTCAAAACCATAGGTGCGGTTGATATATTGCTCGGTAAAGCTCACGCCAATTTCGGTGAGCAGTTTGTCCCGTTCCGCTTGGAGTTTATCAATGCTTTCTTGTTCAAAGAGTTCAAAGGTCGGCAGAATGTCAGGGTTGAAATTTAATTCACAAATCCACGCCAAAAGCTGATTAAATACGCCCTCTACAAGACTTGCGTCATCATCACGAATATCACGGGTGACTTCTAAGCCTGCGGTGGCAGAGGCGCGGTTGGCTTCGGCTTCCGTGGTTTGATTTTGTCCGAGTAAAGCAATAGCAATTTCAGATTTACAATAACGCAGAAAATCATCAAACACTTGAGAGCTTGCGCCTTTACTGGCACTTTCCAGCATTTCAACGGAACTATCACCGGGAATAGCCGCAACCGCCGTTCCCAGCATTTTTTCAAGACTATCCAGTAAGTCATCAATTTCGTGAACCTGTGCCTCTCTTGGGTGTTTACCGACCAGCCACGGACTGCCGTATTTTTCCATAAATTCAAGCCAGAATTTAAAACCGCCTTTTTTGAAGGTGGCTGCCCAAAAGCACATCGCAAGGTCGGCACGCCCGTAAGGGTTCATATAGTCCGCTTGTTGGGTAGCAAGTAAGAATTTCATTTCCGGCACAAGATCGCCATGGTAGTTGTCCTTGGTGCGCAACATTAGGCGGTTTTCTTCATCGAAGACGAACCATTCTTGCGGTTTGCCGACAATCGCAACCGGCAAGAGTAAGCCGTTTTGGTTTTCCCACATTACTTCAAGAGCTTGATAGCCAAACAGCGTGGCATCTAAAATTTGGTTAATGATTTGGCTTATTGGCAAACGGTCGAAAAGTGCGGTCAAAATCTCGTCTGTTTTTTCGTTTCCTGTTGGGGTAAGTCGCCACTCTAAGCCTTTAATCGCCGCCTTTCTACGGCGTACACAACCGCCCACGTGACTGTCGGATAAAATTTCGCGATAAACGGAAATATCTTTGCCCATTTTCTTTAAAACCGGGTCAGGGTTCGGCAGATAGTGCATAAACGACCAATAGTCAATAGCAGTGGCACGGCTTGCAATCACCTTGATTAAATCTTGTTTTTTCGGTGTCATTGATTAATATCCTTCTGTCATTTTGCGGCTTGCCCGTGGGCGGCGACTGTGTGCTATAACGGGTTGCATCACGGCTTCCGTTGCCGCAGTTAAGGCAAGAAAACACGCCCAAGTACGGTCGGCGTGACCGTTACTATCACTTTCTGCGGTAAAGCGTGGCGTACCGTTTGCTCCGGTGACTTTTTTCAACTTGTGCAAATCTTCCCGCAAATTGCCGTTGCCTTGCGGTATGCGGATTTTGCGGTCTTCAAATGCCGTTTTGCCAATGGTTGCCATTTTGAGTTTGGTGGAAAGATTAAATAACGTGCCGGCGATGCGTTTGCCGTGTTCCGCTTGAGCATCTTCCACCATTTTCTCACCCATTCCGGTTTGGTCTAGATTGCCGGCAACCACGTGATATTGTTTCATTACACGGTTTAATTCTGCCAGTTGCTCACGCAGTGGCACACGTTTGAGTTCTACGATTTCACGTGTCCAATACACATCCCCCACTAATTCAATCACCCAAATCACGGTTAAGTCGTTACGCGCGGCAATATCCATTCCCACAAAACACGAACCGCCTTGATACAGTTCGGGCTTGCCTGCTTGTTCGTGTTCAACGGCATCAATCAAATCATAAGAAAGCCAGCTACTGGCTTCGTCTAACCATTTAAGTTCAAACTCTTGCGCCCACGCGTCTTCATCGTTCAACCCTCTGCGGAGCTGTTCAATATTACGCGGTAAACCGTCTGCCACCGCTTGGTAAATATCTACGGTATGACGTGACCATTCGGTGTTGTCCAAATCGGTCATTAATTCATAAAATTTGTTGCCTTTACCATTTGGTGTAGAGACCACGCGTAACTTCCAGTTTGCGGAAATCACGGGGAACAGCGCTTTCCAGATTTCACGGCTGTTTTGATGGAAAGCAAATTCATCTAAGAACACATTTGCTGAAAAGCCCCGTGCGGTGTCAGGGTTGGCAGGTAAGGCGGTGATTTTTGAGCCGTTAGGGAAAATCACTTCAAGAGCGTTAATGGTCGGGCTAAAGGGGACTTCTGCAATTTCACACACCACACCAATGGCTTCAAGATGACGTTTTACCCCTTCATTAATGGCTTCTTTTGCCTGTCTTTCTCCACGGGATAAAATCACCCAACGGGTGCGTTCGCCTTTAGCCTCTGCCGCCAAACAGTCCAACACAATTTCAAAGGTGGTCGTGAACGTTTTGCCTGATTGACGGCTAAACATTGCCACCTTGAAACGACTGTCATCTTGTAGCCAGCGTTTTTGATAATCGTATAAAACGGTGTTATTCGATGCCATAGACTGCTTTCACCATTTTCTGTACATCCTCAAAGCCCACACCTTGCTGTTTGCCGGCCTCTTCCACGGCTTCTGCAGCCCGTTTAATGGTTTCTTGGCGAATAGCTTGCTCACGTTTAAAACTTAAACTCTCTGCTTGCTCCAATCGCTGAATGGCAGAGGACAGTAAGGCAAGATCTTTAGGTTCAATACCGCCGTCTTGTTCCCCCAGTTTTAATGAGGTTTCAAAGGCAATTTGTTTCACCATTTCCATTAAACTTTTACCCAAATCACTTTGTGGCATTTCACCAAATTGTTTTGTCCACACTTCGGCAATTTCTCGGGATTGGCGAATACGTGAACCAATTTTTTCCATTCGGCTGGCATAACGATTTAACCCTGTTTTGCTCAGTTGCATTTCTTCCGGCAAGCCGCAATCCCGAATTAAATCGTTAATTTCTTCTAAAATTTGCGCCTGTGAAAATTGCTTATCACGCAACATCATCGCCAGTTGGGTTTTGATGTTCGGTGGCAATAAATCCACTTTACTGGCTCGTCCTCGGGTGGTTTTATCCGTCATTTAAATCTCCTTTAAATATGATTTAAATTTTCGGTCTTGGGCGTTTGACACCCTCAACAATGGCTTCACCGTTGGCAACATCTAAGCCCCGCTGGGTGATGGTCGCAATCATAAAACCGTTGTTTAACCGTTCAATCCGCACTAACCCTTGCTCTTCAAGCCAGTTCAAATGATTACGCACTAAATCACGGCTGATTTTATGCCCATAAAGGGCGAGGCAATCGTCTAAGATGGACTCGTTGGCATCGTAACCGGCATCCACAAGGGAGCGTAAAATCACCAACCGTTGGTCTTGATGAAAAATATTTTGCATCGCTATTCCTTATTTAATACTTTGGCTTCCAACAATAGGGCGACCTGATGACTAATCGCCTGCACTTGAGTATGGGTGGAGCGGGTTTCGCCTTTAATTTCTGTCATCAGAATTTGAATTTTGGCTAAATCTTCCGAGGTAGGGAGATTTTCTAAGCGGGTTTCAACACCGGTTAAACGCTTGTCATTGCCTTTGATACTTTCAACCAAGGCGGCAACATCGGATTTTTTGGCATATTTACTGTCCATCGTCAGCCAAAAATACGTCCACACTGAGCCGGCAATGGCGGCAACAATCACCCAGTGTTTTTGGATAAATTCAAAGATTTCAAGCATACTTAAACTCCCGTTTCGCTTGTTTTCTTACATAACTTCGATGACAACGACCACAACGCTGACAATCTGACCGCCAACGACGAGCTTTTGATATAGCACGACCACAATCTACGCAGTGAGTGATTCTGGTCGGTTCACTATGCCGAAGTGCAGATGATTTTATTAATGCCCGGACTAAACGTTTTGGATCAATTTCATTCATTTTTTGTGCAAATCTCCCGATAAGTGGCATTATGCACCGCTACTTGACGCAAGGTTTCGGTGGTATCTTGGCGGCTGGCTTTAATCACACTAAAACCTGCGCAAGAGGGATTAATCACGGAGATCGCCCGACCGGTGCAGGCGTTCAATGACATCATCACGGCGAGAGCCACGAGTGTTTTCTTCATTTTTCTTTCTCACTTCAAAATGTTTAACTTGGGTTTCAGCGACTGCCTTTTCGGCTTCAAGTGCGGTCAGTTTTTCCTGTGTTTTCTCAAGCCGGTTTGTTAAATGTTTCACCCGAAAACGAGACCAACCCAATAAAACGGCAAGCCCGAAAATCACACTGAGATAAAGATAAGTTATCATCCTTTATCCCTCCCGAGCGCATTGGCAAAGCCTTTGGTTGCGGCACCGCCGGCACAGAAAATGGCAAAGGTCATAAACATTTCAGGGGCGTAAGGGCGGTCTAAATACACGCAATAAGCCAAAATTGCCGCCATTAATAATGCGCCGAAAAATTGGATAAAAGCGGTGGTGCTAAGTCTGCCGTTATCGTTAGTAATCAGTTCAGTCAGTTTTGCCATTTTCTTTTTCCTCAAAATAATTCAGTCCGGCATTGGCGTAACCAAAGAAGGTCAGGGTTGTTGCACAAACAAAATAACCATAATATGCCAACATAATCCCAAGCAGGGTACTTGTTACAAACTCCCAATAAAGTTTGGCTTTGGTATATTGAAATGTTGGTTTTTTTGAATTGCATAGAAAAAACCACAATACCCAAAGCGTACTCATAAAGTAGAAGAACCATTCATAGGCTTTTATCAGATTGCTAATACCGAATTCATTGGCATAGATAAACCCACCAAAAATAAAAATCTCCCACACCACTGAAAAAAGGGTAATACCGCGAATTTCTCGTTTCATTGTTAATAACTCCATTTTAAGTAAAACCATTGCGCGACTGTGCGCCCGTGATTGATTGCTTTGTTTCGCTTGGCGTTGTTGCTCATTCGGCAACCTCGCTTCCATTGGTGTTTATAGTTTGGAAAACGCATTGAGGCACTCATTGCTTACTCCTTAAAGAGGTGATCAACATTGATAATTTGCTCGGCATCCAACCAGCTCCACACATCAAAGCACGGACAATCTTTCATCCATTCATTCGGTGTGATTGTGCCGTCGCCATTACGATCAGGACTTAGATCACGATGTCCACAAATGCGAGCACTGGGATATTTGGCTTCAAGCTGGCGCAATAATTTATGCAAGGCAAGCCATTGCTCGGTGGTATATTCTCCGTGGTTGCGTTTGTCTTTGGTGATACCGCCCACCAAACAGATGCCAAGACTGTTTAGATTATGTCCTTTTACGTGCGCACCGGTTTCCCCTTCACGGCGACCGGTTTCCACCGTGCCATCTGTGTCAATAATGAAGTGATAGCCGATATGTTTTAAATGCGAATTGAATTGTTTCGTCAAAGTGGGATTACGTTTAAAACCACGTTGTTTGTGCCATTCATCAATGCGTTGCGTGGCGGTTTGGGTGGCAGTGCGTAATGGTTTACCGTTTTGTGTGGCGGAACAGTGGATGACGATTTTGTGGATAGGATAAGGCATAAAAAAACTCCGGTTATTCAGGATTACTTGATAACCAGAGTTTACTTAATACTTGTGGGAATAGATTTTAAACTGGTTTAAAGAGTGTTAATGTTTGCTTTTCTTCTTACCACAAAGTAGGTTTCGTCATAACTGTGTTTACCCTTTAATGAGGTCAGCAATAATGTTTGGACGCTCTTTATCGCTATAAATAAATTTATCCCAAAGATCGGAACCATTGACACCTATTTCTCTATATTGATTATTTTCTTCAAGCTGAACAAGATCATCAAATGATTTAGCAGACGAATGTTTTTTTAATACTTCTAGCGCTTTTTCTCTTGTTATCGTAGCTTTAATAGTTAGGTTCTTGAATACTTTTTGCTTATTCGTTTTCAAATCTTCATAAATTGGATAGGCTTCAACTGTAATTTGGTTGACTGGAGTATGTGCAAAGGTCTTATACACCGCATAAATAAATGCCATTTCGTTATATTCTTTATACATATCATCCGGAGTATAGGAAACTTTAGAGATACGGATAGATAATGGATCTTCACTAATAAAAGCTAGCTCATTTTGTTCTACTCGGTAATCATTAAAATCAGCGAACATATCTTTAGCTTTGGCAAAAGTTAGCACGCCAGTTGAACTAACATCATACTCGACACCATCATTAATTGAACTAGCAAAGTCTGCCTTTGTTCTAATCACTGTTGTTTTTCCAGGTTGATTTTCTGCTTCCTTATCTTCCCCACCGCAAGCAGTAATGGCAAATGCAGATAACAAAATAAGTAGTAATTTTTTCATAATCTTTTCCTTATTGATTGAATAATCCTACCTATCATACTCTTAAATTATTCATTTTACTTATAAAAAAACGCCCTTTCGGACGTTTTTTCTCACTTCTAGCGGTTATGCATTACCAAACATATCAAATTGGCGTCTGGCGATTTCTTCTTTTGTGACACGCTTCACAATTTGATAAATCCACTGCATAGAGCAGTTATATTTTCGGGCGAGTTCACGCTGATTTGAGCCGTTAAACTCGTTAAAAATTTTGCGGTCACGTTCGCTCAATAGCAAGATTAAATTGCGTGGGATATAAATCACCTCACCGCCCCAACTTTCAGCGATTTTCCCAGCAATTTCTATGCTGATTTGTTGTGCGAGGAACGGGTCAATGCCGGCAATATGTTGCTTGATTTTGACTTCGGAATGTTTGGCTAAATCGGCTAAAATTTCAGGCGCTTTTTCGTTAAATATTTCTACTTTTTCGTTCAACATAAACACCTCAATTGGGGATTTGATCACTACTGATGAAAATTCTATCAACTTTGAACCGCTTATTGTGAAATTTTTTCAGACAAGAACATGAGAAAATTACGTAACACAATGATTTATAATAGAAAAACCGCCTTTTAGGCGGTTCAAAAAGTTTATTTTAGCTTACCAAATTTTTATTTTTCCCCACGTGCTTGCCATTTTTTCAATCGTTCCAATACGAGGCTTGCCATTTTGTCGTCTAATGCTGAAACATTTAGTGCAAGCGGTTTATTTTGGCGTACTAAAATCGGGTTGGCTACGCCACGCACCCACGCATTAAGAGCTGTTTCAGAACGATCACGCACTAAACCTTGTTTTGCCATTTCAATCCAAATCGCACGGATTTTGTGGGCAATATGGCTTTTGACTTTTGCTTTGGCTGTTGCCGGAGAATAATAGCGTTTGGATGTATTCTTATTAAAGCCTTTCATTTCAAATGATACTAGCACATTCATTAATTCTGCTATTTTCATTGCTTTGGTACTTCGTTTACCGGTTAAATTTTCAAGCATTGTGCGGTAGGTTAATTCATCCATTCCAAACTGGCTTTTGGCAATGTGGATCAGCTGAATTAATTTGGGTTTGGTGTAATACATAAGTTTTCCTTTGTTTAAAACACATTATTCAGCCCACTTTAGGTGGCAAAATGGGCTGTAAATGGGTTTTAGTCTATTGGTTTTTCAGGGATTGGTTGCCAATGTGTCACGAGATCACATTTCCCAAATGGGCTAAGCCAATAATCATCCCCATATAATTTTGCTGAAAATATGTGTAATGGGTCGTTTTTAAGCTGTCTGCCATAAACCAACACAAGTTTAGATTGCTCCACAAGACTAAAACCGGTGTATTTTTCCGGCAATCTCTCCGAACACTTAATCCAACCATTGTTTTCACTCATTTTTAATCCTCCTTGCGTACCTTAATCTTTATCACACCACCACTCACCATCAAAGTAACCTATAAACATCATCCAATAGCCGGGGTCATCTTCAACTTTGCTTATTGTTACTTTTTCCATTTTTATTTCCCCTGTAACGCCAAAAATTCACTTTCTTTAATCTCAATTAAATAATCAGGAATTTCGGGGAATTTATCACCTCCCCATTCACCTTTTTTACTTGGAATTTGCACAATAAAATGTTTACTTGCCACACCACAAGACGAACCGTAGCTACAATTTGACGTATAAACCCAACAGCTTAATTTGAGTTTTTTAAGCATAAATCGGTTAAATGATGGATATTGCTTTAATACTTGTTCAATTTGATTAAGTTTCTCATTGAAGGCTTTACCTAATTTGTAGCGGTTATTTCCTCGAATGAAGACTTGTTCATCTCTAAAATCTTCTATTTTGTAATGTTTTTCAGATTTAATTTTCAAAAATTCAGGGTTATCTTTACGGCAAACAATTCCCATACACCATTCTTCACTGCCACGCCAATGTTCATAAAAAGGGATTTCAGCAAACATTTTCGTTAATAAGTCATCACGTTTTCCCCGATCTTCTATCCACTGTTTTTCAAGGGTACTAATGGGGTCAACATTTAATGGGCATTTAAAATAGCGATATTCCATATTTTTTCCTCTCGGTAGGTTGATTAAAATCTATTATTCAGCCTACTGTCGCCAATAGGCTGTAAATAGGCTCTATCTATCCCAAAGTTTTGCGATCCATTCGTTTTTCACAATCTCACCATCCTCTTTTTTACGGGTGTGGGTTATTTGAACACAGTTTCGGCTTTCCAGTTTGGTGAGGACAATTTCAAGTCGTAATAACCAAAACATAACGTATATCAATCCCGCAACTACGGCAGTTCTTTCATTTAAATCGTATAAATTACATAGCCCACCAAGAATGAATAATGCATCGCCAACAAAGACAAGTTTGACGCTAATATCAACCCCTTTGATTATCCAACTCATCGCTCTTTCAATCTGTTGAGTTGGTAACTTAGCTAAGATTTGTTTGATTTTTTGTTTCATTTTTACTCTCCTAATCTTGGTGCGACTTTCCACGCCACTGTTTTCATCTCCCGACTTGCCTGATGCAATAATTTCAACGCATCATCATTTTTCTCTTCCAACACATTATCTTTGGCGATTTCCAATAAAGTCTGAATATCGACAATTTGCTGGGCGACATCTGTTTTTGTCATACTTCCTCCACCTCAACTACATCATCAATTTCAACAATCTTGTGTGGTAAATTGTTTATATTAAAAGTGTTTAAATCACACTTTTCTAACACTTGCTCGTTGCTTTCAGCCTCAACGACTGCTTCGACTAAACAATAAAGACGTGCGATATATTTCTTCATTTTTCCTCCTTAAAACGGCTTTTTGACGACACGTTCGCAAAATACAGCACGATGTTTACACCATTCATTGTTGGCAAGATTAGGCGCATTCATTCCGGCAACTTGCCAATGGGTTTTAGCAGTAGAATAATCACCTTGGCGTTCACTTTTTGCCGCCAGTTCGCTGTAATATTTAAAGCGTTCAAGCTGGTTGATATTTTTGTGCATACGTTTCTCCTAGTTTGGGATGTCACCGTTATTGCAGGTGTGGGGGTAGAAATCCGCATTAATTTTTGGCGTAATGCCGCCTTGGCTGTAATCTGTGTAAACCAAATACACAACGCCACTAATACAGACTTCTTTGATAGCAGCTTGTGTAGTTGTTTTATCACAACCGGCAACGGTACAAAGTGCGGTTAAAATAAAGATCGCTTTTTTCATTGTTTCTCCTGTTATAAAACACTTTATAAACGCCCCTTAAAACGGGTTTAAATACGATTTAAAGAGCGTTGAAAAGGGTTTTAATCAACCAATTTTTCCACTAATTTAAAGGCGCACATGCAACCTAAACCAAAACAAAATGGAATTAAAAAAGCACCAGCTGCAATAAGTAATAATGTGTTCATCCCTACCTCCCCGCTACATCTTGCTCAAACGGTGTCACCACAAAATCTTCCACACCGGTTTTAATCGTCACCCCCGCCACCGTTGCCGCCAGTTCAGGCTCGTTTAACATGGCTTCTTTGTTGATTTCCTCTTTGGTGCGGATAAAACGGGTTAAGCCTAATGTGTGTAAACTTTCTAATACGCTGTCTGTGCCACGAATTCCCACAGACGGTGGACGTTGTCGCCATTGCACTTCGCCGGTATTAAATGTGCCGGTTTTGGTTTTGCCGTTATTTGTGAGTTCGTCACGGTGACTTTCACACCATGCCTGCACCGCTTCCATAATCGGTTTGGCTTTTGCTTTGATGTCGTTTATCAAAGGGGCGTATTCTTCGGTGATTGCCGCTAAACGGTCGTTTTGCTCAATCGCAAGGCGTTCTATCTCTCGGTTTAAATCGCCGATTGCCTTGATTGCGGTTTCGACTTCATCACGGGTTTGATAGCGCACCGCAAAAGTCTCGTTTTTCACTCGGGTTGCTTTTTTAGCCATTGTTTTCCTCCTCATTGCCATCAAATAACCCCCATTGCATTTGCCATTTTCAACATGGCTTCATAAGTGATCAGACAAATTTCCTCCTTGCCCTCCCGTCTAATTTGAATGCCCCTTCCTAGTCTTTCTGCGAGCCAAAATTTAAAGGTTTTTCCGTCAATTTCAGTTGTTCCCTCTGCGATGTGCTTTGTGATGGCAAGTCCCATTTCGCCACATTTCACACCTAAGGTTTCTAACTGTGAACGGCAATGCATTTTTGCTTCATCCATATTTTTTCTCCTGTTGTTTAATGTAAATAACTGCGCCAAATAACTTTGATGCCTTCTACCATCATTTGGTATTCCACCCAATGCGCCCCATCATTGCCTTGAATATAGGCGAGGGCTTGTCCGGTTTTCTCCAATTTTTCAGTGATAGCGTTGGTATCGATCCGCACTCGGGGTTTGATTTTGTCAAATTCAATGTTTGCTACATGCAAGCCCATTTTGTTGAGGCTCTGAATGCATTTTTGCGTTTGAAATAAGTAGCCTAGGGCGATTTTGTTACACCCGCCAAATACGGGGTGCAGTTGGCGTTGTTTCGCTAAAGTGCGGTCAGTTTTTGTTACGTTTTCCATTAATTCGCTCCTTTCATTTGTGCCTGTGCCTGTAAAATCAGGTCTAAGGTGATCACCGTGCCTTGTCCTTTAGCAGTCATTCCGGCAAGGCGTAAATATTGAGTTAAAGCCCGCAATCCACCTGCTTTGCCGCCGATGTCATAAAGCACGGTCATCAAGTCTTTGTCGGTAATATCCAAGCCCCACGCTTGTGCAATAGCTTTAATGTCGCCTTTTGTACTGGCTTTCACGCCACAGTTATTGCCAATGCGTGACCATAAACGGGCATATTCGTGGGCTTGGTTTATGCCGCCTTGAATACGGGTGTACACTTTGTCATTACCAATCAACGCAAACCCTACTTCCGCTTCTTCTTGAATAATGCGTAATTCTTCTAATGCGTCATAAGGTAGGTGATCGCTTTCATCGACAATCACCAAACCTTGTGTACCTTTAATTTTTTTGGTGATCATTCGTGATAAGCGGTCTTTGCGGCGTGGTGCGTCATTAATGCCAAGCTCAAGGGCTAACTCAAACAAAATACTGCTTAAAGTGGCACGTGCAGGGCTTGCAGTAATCATCCACACATTTTGGTTTGCCTTTTTATATTCTTGACAGGTTTTGGTTTTGCCGACACCGCTTGCACCGTAAATGGTGACCATTGTGGGGAGGATTTTTGCCATATCTAATGCGGCAAATATTTTTTTCGCGGTTGGGATTTCAATAAAGTGCGGTGCTTCCACAAACACTTTCTCTTTCTTTTCACGCGTAGCAAGCCAGTTTTTTAAGGCGGTTTCTACGTTTTCCACATTGCCGGTATAAGTCCCTTTTAAATAGGTGCTTAATGCACTTGCATTAATGCCGGCTTGTTGTGCAATCTCGCGTTGCGAGTAGGTTTGGTTGTCTAAAAGTTGTTTGATTTGTTCAATTAATGTCATCTCTTTTTACTCCTTAAATTCGGCTTAAAGCCCCTTTTCTTCTTTCATCATTGCAATGCCTTTGTGTAAACCTTGCTCAAATTCGTTGAGTTCGTCTTCTGCCAGAACTGTCTCAACTTTGCGGGCCGCATTGCCTTCTGTTTGGGTGAGCCAGTTAAAGGCGAGTTTTTCTTTCGGCTCCACAAATTCTTCATCCGGTACATCAAATTGCTTGCGATACTGTGCCATTTCGTGTTCGGTAAGTTTTTCGTGGTTTTCCACCATATTTTTTGCAATGCGGCGGTTTTGGGTTTCAAGTCGGCGTTGGATACGTGCGCCTTCTTCGCTGTCAAAGGCGGTTTTTTCCACACACTCGGCATCACATAAATACACGCCGTTTTGGTCGTACACATACACCGTGCCGTGTAGGTTGTCGGGGTCGTAACGCACAATTACATTGCCCACATTGCCGCCAATCAGTGCCGGAGCTTCGTAAATATTTTTCTGATTGTTCAGCACATAACCCACCTTGAGCGTGAACCGTCCGTGTTTATCCACTTTAGTGCTTTCGCCTAACATCATCAGCTGACGTAACTGCTCATCAGTAGCAAACACTTGGGAGGTTTGTGCATAATCCCGTTCCCATAATTGGTTTGCGCTGTAAATGCCTTGCCCCAGTTCCGTTTCACGGTCGGCTTTATCGTTCCACAAACGTACACCTTGCTCTAAAATCTCTAAAAACAGGGCTTTGCTTGCGCCTTTTTTAAATTGATAGTCTTCGGTTTTCTCTGTGACCGACCAACCAGTAAAAAACTTCTCTAAACGTCCATCACCATCAATATAAGCAGGCAAACTGTCTCGTCTAAAAGCACGCTCTATGGGTTTTGCTCGTCCGTTGCCTCGACCTTTAAACACTAACGTGCGGATAACTTTAATGCCTAAGCGGTCAAACATCCCTTCCACTGTGACGCCATTTCGGGTTTGTTTCCCACGTTTACGCTGTTGGGTGGTGTGTTTATCGGAGGCGGCTCGCGTGTTATCCATTAAGATTTTTTTCGGGATACCGTATTGCTTAATCATGCGCAAAGTAGCTTGGCGGATTTGGTCGCCGTTTTCGCTATCGTCCACACAGTAAGCTAAAATGCGGCGGGTGCGGACATCTTGCCAAAACCACGTTTTAGGGCGGATAGGGCGGCTGCCGTTTTCATACCAATCCACAAACACGTTGTGTTGATAGCCGTCACCATTGACGATTTCGTAAGCCTCCAAATGTTCCACGGTGCGAATTTGTGGGGCGGTGAGTTCGCGTAATTCGTGTTCACCACCTCGGGCGAGGGCAATTTCAGCGGCGGTAAATTCACGCTCCAATTTGCGCTTAAAGGTCATTCGGCTTGGAATGTCCCAGCCGTTTTCCTCAGCGGCAAGGGTTAAACGGTAGTAACACACGCTTAACTTCGGTTTGCTTTTGCGGAGGTAATCTTTCAAGAAAAATTGCCACGCCAGCTCCGGCACGTCTGCAAAGCGATTTTCGCTTTCTAAACCGGTGCGATCTAACAACATCGGCAGCCAGTCCCGTTGAGGGAAATTTTTCACCTTGTACCACCAGCGTTTGAGACTGCCTTTGCTGATTTTTTCCGCCGTTTGGTCGTCCATTTCGGCATAAAAATTGACGACTTTATCCATTGCGATCATTAACGGTTCGCCGTTTTCAATCAGCCGGGCTAACTTTAATACCGCATTAAAGCGACGTTCCGCCCGTCTTTCTTGGTCTAAGGTTGCCGAGGAGAACACATTCCACGCACTTTCGCTCATTTGGGCTTGGGTGGTAATGGTTTTGTTTTCTACCTTGTTCGCTGATTGGGTTTTCAATAGGATCTCGGCTTGGATTTCTTGGGGGAAGGACGAAAACTCATATTCCAGCCCACCACCGCGTGCTAAGCGTTTGCGGCCTTTCCAAGATTTTGTTTTAGCTTGGTAAATAATTGCTTGAACAGAATTAGGTAAATTGTTTAAACTTAATTCAAGTAATTCTTTAGCTGAGTAGTGAGTTTTTAGGTTATTTCCACTCATAAAAACCTCAAGGCACTATCTGTTAGCGAATTTTTTTAGGTTGCGTTCGGCATAACGTGCAGCCCAAATTTCTTCTGGTGGAACACCTATTGCTTCTGCAATTAAGCGTTCCCCTTTCTTCCATGGGCGATCCAGTGCATTTTTTAATGTACTGCCATTGCTGTAGCCGTGATGAAGAGATAACTGGCGCAATGACCAACCTTTTTTAGATAAAGCAGCTTTAATATCGGCTCTATGCCAATCTACGGCTGTTTTTTTAGTGTCGTTTAATGTCCGCATTAGTTAATCCTTTTCGTTAATCTGATGTGGATATTATACCTCTTTTAAATCAAAGTAAAGTTTAAAAACTTCTTTTTAAAGTTAAAAGACTATAATTTAAGCATTGTTTTCACTATATTCTTGATTTTATTGAAGTTTAAAAACTTTAAAAATTTCTAGTGAGTTTTTTAAAGTTATGAAGGAAAAGTTTAAAAACGAGTATTCTATCGGAACTCGAATCAAGGGACGTCGTGAAGAGTTAAAATTGAGCCGTAAAGCAGTATGCGAGTATCTGGGAGGGGTTGCGTTATCTACATTGCAATTGTGGGAACAAAACGAAAGAGAACCGCAGGCATCAATACTGATAAAGTTAGGGGAAATATTGAATATATCGCCAGCTTATCTTCTCACTGGGGAAAATCAATCAATAACCCAGTCAGCAATTATAAGCAAAGAACCAAGTGATGTTGATAAGTTAAAACAAGCTATCAATGTGCTTGAAAAAGCGTTAAAAACGCCACAGGCAACGCAAGAAAGTGCTTTAGACTTTACTAAGGATGAAATGGAGCTTATTCATTATTTCAGGCTATGCGATGATTATGCCAAGGAAATGACATTAGCTAGTGTGAAAGGCTTGGCGGATAAAGTTCAAAAAGATAAAAAAGAGAGCTCGGAGCCATTTACGGATCGTAAAATAGCCTAA